CCCATATAAAAAGGACTAAACGTCATAGTAGACCCATTACATTGTATGTTTGGGCCATATACCTGACGTGACGACGCACCGTTGTTTTGAAACTGTACGGCTTGGTTCGTCACATTACCCGTAGCTGCTGCTACAGGATTTGATTTGTTAACTGTATCTCCTTCAGCGTATACAGGTGTTACTGAGAGAAGACAGAGAGCGATGTAGTAGTAGAGTTTATTGTGTAGTTGCGTGTATAATCTCGCTGCTCGACTACGCCTGCTGCTCTTGTTGTTGTTTCTAAACTCCATGGTAATGTGTTGTCAGTAACTGTAAATACTGCATCACCACCGGCAATACCGGCACTCGCAGATGCCGTTATGTTAGTTCCAGACCAAGTGTTTACATTCGCACCGAATACTTGTACTTGCTCCGTTTCTACGATAGTTTGAGTTGTTGTAGTTGTACTGTTCATAGACCCTGTAGTAAACTGGGGTGTAACAGTATTAGCTCTTGCTACTGCGGGTGATAACAGGGCTAAGAGAAGAATTAGTTTCTTCATGGTTTTGGTTTGTCTTTGTCTTTTTCGCCTTTTGTCCTACCTGTAGATAGTCCAAACGTGGCTAGAGCTCCTGTAAAGATTGAAGCAACGAACGTGATATCGGACGATCCTCCAGTCTTTTTGACCATAGGTAGCTCTACATAGTTTAGTGTAATAATAAAACCTGACCAGATGACTACGCCTAGACGCACCATGGCTCCTAGTATTTGCATCTGCTCGTCATGGTCATCTACATTATCTTTTATTTTTCTGAGGATGCCTTTCTTTTCTGGCGGTTTTGTTTCCATTTGTTAATCTTGCCTTGTAAGAACTTTTGTATTTTATCTTTCAACGCATTTATTACAGGTTGTGTAACAGTCGCAGCTGCTACAGCAGTTACCGCAGTAACCGATGCAGCGACTAAGACTTCTTGCGAAGGTAAAGTGATACTAGGTAAGGGTGGGAAGTGTATTTTTGGTGGTGGGTTTTCTTCTGTCCGCACCTCCTCTGTGCCTTCGGGTCTTCGTAGATCGCTCGGAGGTACGACCAAAGGTTGATATGAGGGAACATCTGCTGTAGGGAGAGGTAATGACGGGGTTTTTATTTTGTAAGCTTCTGGTATACTGATTCTTGGTAAGCTTTCCATGCGTCTTTTACCTCTTGTGTCCAGACTGCATTGCATACAGCACGAATTTCATTAGGTTCTGAAATTATATTTGAGTCTGGATGTAGAACATATCTTTCAAAAGATCTTGTAAGTTCTTTGCCATCTTTCTGGATAACTGTTGCTTTCCGTACTTGTACGGCTTTGTATTGACCGACAACTTCTATTTTGTCGTATTCTATTGATTCGCTTAGTGCCATAATTTATGTTATTTGATAACTAATAGAGATTCTTAATGAGCCTGCATTGTATAGATAGTTTGCAATATTTACGTTTTGACTTGTACCACTACTTACACCATAATAAAGATAACAAGCAGTCTGACCTTGTTCAACATAACCGTGCCACCAATCACCTCCACCTTGACCATTTATGTAACCAACAGCACCAGTTCCATAGCCCGGCCCTTGTCCAGTATTAGACGCTCCTTGAAAAGGTAAACCTCCGATAAATGCAATACCACTACCGTTCGCATGAACTGTATCAATTCTTAAGTGTATACTGCAATGAACAAACTTACCTATTTTTACATATTGACCTTGCTGATCGTGATAGTCAACGTTTTGACCACCGCCGGACATTGCGTAGACAGGTGTAAACGAGCCTTCTTCATAGTCGTCAAGTGCGTTGGCTGCTGCGGTGTCAGTTCCAAATTTTAATCCATCTGAGTCAAATCTAAATCTTTGAGTTCCACCAGATTTGGCAGTTATTTTAACATTAGCGTCATTTTGAATAACTATATCACCTGTATTATTTCCGAGATATGTGTGATTTGAATCATGTTCAATATTAAAATCACCACTAGCACCAATAGATAATTGTTGTCCATTACCTTCATCTGTTAAATTCAACCTACCAGAACTTAAAGTAAAATTAGTTCCATCGTAAGTTACGCCTGACTCACCATTTAAAGTATTAGCAGTACCAGAGCCAGTAATAACTCTGTTATCTGCATTGTTGTTTATTGTTGTACCAGCAGGGATACTTACTGCGGCTGCGTTGGCTGCTGTAATACGTCCCTGAGCGTCGATTGTTATCTCAGGAATGTGTGTATTAGAACCATAACTACCAGCCGTTACAGCGGTATCTGCAAGCTGATCTGGGCCAACAGCATCATTATCTATCTTAGCTGTTTTTACAGCAAGATCTTTGATACCATCGGTATCTATTCTTGTAACCATTATGCTCCTATTTCGTAAAGTGTAATACTTGAAAAACCAGAGGGTGTATAGTTAACATGACTATAGCCTGCACCACCAAAAGCAGCATAGTAAGATGCGTTCATGACAACATAATTACCAGCAATTTGGTGCCACTTAAGTTGATAAGTGTGTGCTGTAGTGTTTACGGCATTATCAAGCGTCGTAGTGCTTTGTTGTATTAGTCCATAATAATATGTACCACCACCAGCACCAGTCCAACCACCAGTAAAACTCTGATATGTTGATGAATTACCAGTTCCTACAAGAGAGGTAGAACCGCTAACTGTTCTAACTAACTGAACGTAAGCTTCCATATCCCAACTAAGTCCTATGCTTGCGTGGCATAGTATCTTACTTGTTGATGAAGTAGGAGTAATGCTTATAGACATCCCCGGTACGTCAACAAAACTGGTTGAACCTGTTGACTGTACCGCAGTGCTTGATACCTGTTTAACTTGTAATACTTTACCAAGTCCGGGTGTTGTACTACCGTCAGCATTAAGTACAATATTATTACCTGATGATGACGGATTTTTTAAATTAGTTGTTACTAAAGTAGACATGTAACCTCCTATGGTTTAGGATGTGCGTCTTTAACTGCTTTAATATGAGTAGCCCAAGTTCCGCTTGTTGTTAGTGTACCAGCTACTATATCTTTGTATAACATATCTAGCTGATCTCCGATAGATGCGTACACTGTTCCTTCTGGATTAACAGGTCTACCTACTCTATCTGTTTTATATTTTACTTTTGCAGCTTCTTCGTCTAGTATTTTACGAGCTGCGTCTATTTTTGTTTGGTCAAGCGTAACTGTATTACCACTTGCGTCAAACGCTCCGAGTTTATCGGATATTGATACTACAATGCCTTCGTAAGCTTTGTAGATTGCTTGATGATCCATAATTGTTAAACTGCTATCTCCATAGCTATAATTGTTGAAACAGCTCTATAAGAATATGATGCGTCGGTATCAGCATGTGAACTGTTAAAGTACATATAATAAGCACTGCCGGAGTTGTGTGCTTGGAGCTGGTAAGTTATTGTGCTTGTTGTTGCGTGGTCATGATCTACAAAATTCATTGGGATAGCTTGGTTACTATCAACGCCATGATAACCAATACTATAAACATTACCACTCATACTTTGGCTTCTACTACTCGAAGCATCACCTATTGTACCAGACGGAACAACATCAGCAGCTCCACTAACTTTTCTTATATACCTCATACCAAAATGTTGGTTATAATTTACAAAGTTAATCATAGACATAACAACTATCTTGCTAGTGCTAGCTTGAGGTGTTATTTGTATACTAAATAGCCCGGGACAATCTGAGTAAGTTGTAGTTACTTGCATAGATTCTCTTGAAGTAATCGATGTCTGTACAACTTGTAAAATATTACCAGCTCTAGCTGTAGTATCTACAGTACCAGTTGCATCTGGAAATGTAATTGTTCTATCTGAACCACTAGCTGGTGCTTCAATAGAGGTGGAGCCTGATGTTGACCCCATAAGTTTTAATGTCATGCTACAACCTCCATTAATCTAAGTGTTGATATAGCTGTACCGTTATAATTAGCATTATCTTGTTGATTAGTTCTGTTAACCCAAATGGTGCTAGTTAAGTATGAACCTAACTGTATTTGATATGTATGTGTGCCTGCACCGGGGTTATCAAGTGCCATACAAATAGCTGGCTCTATAGTGTACTGACCATTACTTGGCATACTATAAAAATGAGAAAAACTCTCTTTCATTGAAGTATTAGTCCCACTGTTTCCATTAGCAATACCATCCAAATAATTTACTACTCCACCTGTAGTTCTAGTTATTCTAACTCCATAGTGATAACCGTCATGCCAACTGCTATTTAAAATACAATCAATCTGCACTTTATTAGTTCCAGTAGTTGTTATACTGGCTGACATACCGGGTACATTGTACCAGTTATCTCCTACAGTAATGTTTACGGAAGTTATGTCACCTTGAGTTTGGTTTACTATTTGAAGAACTTTGTTTTCAGCGTTCATACTTGGTAAACTCTGAATACCTGTTGCAGCTCCTGTAGAGCCGTTTAATGTAATTGCCATAATTAAACTATTGTGTAGAAACTTCCGCTAGGAACTGTTAATGTTACCCCAGTATCGACCGTAATAGGGCCAGCACTCATTGAGTTTTTAGTAGTGCTTGTTGTAAAGTCTGATGTTATAGTCTTGTTGTTTTCGTATATACAACCGTTTGCTGTTGTTGGATCTATGTCTGTTAACTGAGCTCCAGAAATAGCTGGTAGTGCACCAGATAGATAAGATGAGTCAACACTGTTAGTCCAAGATAACTGACCATTAGCATCAGTTGTCAGTAAGTAATTAGCTGTTACGTTAACTGGTAATGTTAATGTGTAACTCTGTGCTGCACTATGAGGTGGTGATTTAATCTTGACACCATGACTATTTGCTGAACAGTTAAGTTGCAATGTACCATCGTTACCGCCAGCACCTGCTACTATTACTTTTCCTGTACCATTAGGGGTTAACTGGATTGATCCGTTAGTTGTATTTGTTATTATACCATAACCAGCTACATCTAAGTGAGCACCTAGCGTAGGACTTCCGTCTGCTTGTAAACTGGTGTCTACTGTCTCAAACGTAGGGTCAGCACCGTTGTTTGCTCGTAAAAACTTACCATCGTTAGATGATGTACCATGTGGTAGTTTAGTTAGTGTTACAGCTTGATCTTGTATCTTATCTGTTGATACTGATAAGTTCTGTAGTATATTCTCGTTAACAGTATTATTACTTGGTGTACCGATACCTACAGACGAACCCATAACTACTGCAAAGTATGTCGAGCCAGTAGGAGGTGGGCTAGATAGTTTTATTGTAGATCCACTTAATGCAAAGCCTTCTGATGGTGTTGATGAACCAGCATTAGGTTTTTGTATAACACCGTTGATGCTAAGTAAAATCTGCTGTGGCCCTTGACTAGGAGGGTTAGTTATAGTAAAGTCTTGTAAGACACCGTTGAAAGCAGGGCTAAGTGTTTCTATACTAAAGTTACCTATAGCCTGTGTTTCTTTATAGTCACCAAGAATCGAGTCAAAGACAAGAAGTTTTTGTGAGCTAGTATTAAAGAATAAATCGCCGTTATCATTACCAGTTGTAGGGTTCGTTGAACCAACTCTATATCTTTCTCCGAAATCATTTATCTGTCCACTAAGGTTTACTAGATCTTCTTCTGCAAGTGTGGCCTTGTGGTATGTATAGTTCTGACCAGAACCTGTAGATGAAACTAAAAATCTTATACCAGCAGCTACGTTAGAGTTATGAAAATTAGATGGTATACCACTGATATTTACAGTAGTACCACCAACTGTTGCACCAGATGCTGTACCTGTGCCACTAACTGCTAGACCTTCTGCGTTTGCAATACTGATAACAACTCCAGATTGTGGCTGTGTATCAGGAAATGAAGTCTCGTCAGCTACAGCTTCAAAACCACCAATAGGTGCTAGCTGTGCAGCAACATAACTTACAACGGCAGCAGATGTAGGAAAGCTACTATCTGTGTCTGATAAGTTACTGCCTGCTTGTTTTGTTAGACCATCTATCTGGTTAAGGTCTGCTATGTCAGATGTTAGTGCTGTACTACTAGCTAGTTTAGCTGCTGTACCGGCTTGCATAGTAGCCAAAGTTTTTAGCTCTGCATCTCCTATCTTATCTACTGTAACATTATCGTCTACGATTTTATTTGTTGTTACAGAGTCAGTAGATAATTTGGCTGCTGTTACATTAAGGTCTAGTATTTTTGCTGTAGTTATTGCCCCGTCTTTTATATCTTGCGACTGTACTGTTTGGTTTTGTTCTTCTTGTGCAGCGAACATAAGCTGCTCGTGGTTAGCATTTAGATCAGCTGCTTTAACTGATGACCCTGCTGTATATGTAGCTTTTGCACTATCTACGTTTGTATCACGAAAGATACGTATAAGCTGCGAGCTAGTTGGTATATTGCCTGCCGTAAAGACTACATTACCACCACCTGTAGTAGTGTAGCTTGTTATATTGTAGTGTACGCCTGCTGTTTTTACAACACCATCTACATCTACGTGTACGTCAGTTTGTTGTATAGAAGGGAAAGAAAACGACTTGGTAGCGTTTCCATCCCCGGTATAATCTATGAATGTTGTTGCCATTATTTATAAATTGATTGTAAGACTTTAATCTCGGATTGGAATGTTTCTTTAGTTTTAGTTAGTCGTTTTGCTTTCTTTACTCTCTCTTCTTCTTTTATCTCAGCTACCTTTGGTTGTTCTGCACTAACTTGTTGCCATGCTAATTTTCTAGCAGCTTGGAATATAGCATCTATCTGTTTGTTATGATAGAAGTCCATAACCTCGTACTCGGTTCTCTGTCCTGTAGAAATTAGTCTGTTCATTTCTGCAATAGACTCTTGTATCTTAGGATCTTCTGCAAGTCTGTTTAGTCTAACTTCTAGTTTTTGATCTCCAATAGCTTTCTGAAATGCAGATCTAAGTCTAGGCTCATCTGTTAGGTTGTCACCCTCTGGAGAGTATAGAACTGACATTCTCATGTCATAGCCACTGTTAAACAGTAGGCTTCTACCGGGACTTTGGCTTAGATTAAACTGTATAGGACTAAACATGTTAAATGCTCTAGTCATAAAGTCATATGGCTTGACTGGTTCACCATTAAGTATATCATACTTGATTGGTAAGTCCTCGCCGGGTAAGCCTTCTGCGTATAGGTTTCTGTTTCTAAGAGAGTCGATCAAACCTGAGTTTAGTTCTCTCATGTATGGTGTAAATAGTTTACCAAGTTCGTTACGTAGACCACCTAAAGGTATAGTGTTGTTCATCAAGTTAGCTGCTATTCTTGCAGGCTGTCCGGGTTTTGCACCAAACAAGTCTACAAAGGATTGTAAACCAGCAAGATAAGATTTACTTGTTACACCCTGAGCTAGTAGTAAGGACATCTTGAGTAAATTGTCTTTTGTCCACTCTTCACCCATAAGTAAACTAGCATCACCTATATCAGCTATCATAGACATAACTTGGTTGAACGGTTCAAACGAATCATAGCCTACTTGTACCTCACCTATTTTTATAGTTCTAGGTTTGTAGCCTGCATCCATCCAAACATTACGCTTTTGTCTATCTATAGGGCCATTACCTGTTAGCTCTCCTGACATCCATTTTTGTGCCGCCATAAATACTAGAGCAGAGCCCATCGCCAATCTACCACGTTGTAGTGCCTTAGCATTAGCAAGTTCTCTAGCATTAGTTATACCAAACTTAGGCCCAAGCTCTGCAAAGGCTTCTGCTGTTGGTTTTGCAAATGCTATATCGTTAAACTCTTTGACTAAGAAGTTAAAACCGGGTGTAAATTTAGCTGTAAGTTTTAAACCGTTTACACCTGTACGTGCAAATAAAAAGAAAGGTCTAGCCCAAGGATTCTGTTGAAACACTGCGTTTAGATTTCTAGAAAAACCACTAAGGTCTTGAGTTAGTGTTACTTCTTTACGTGCAAACTTTGTAGCTTCATCAACTATATTACCATCTGCATCAAATATTTCACGATAAAAATAGTCTTCGTAGTTTTTTACAAGAGGAGCATCGATCTCAGTATATGAAGTTAACTTACCAGCATCTTTTACATCAAATGCAGATAGTAATGCTTTTTCACGCATCTTAGCTCTACCTAGTATATATGCAAACGCATCATCAGTAGCAGCCATGATCTTTGTAGAGTAACTTAAGAAACTTTTATCATTTAATGTGCGTGCTAGATTAGCCATACGAAATGCAGCTTTGTCACCATCAGTAGCTCTACCGCTATTCTCTGCCCATCTACGTAGCACTTCCCAGTTTTGATCTCCAGCTGTGTACTCAGAAAATCTAGTCTTAATAGTTGATATATCACCTGTCCAGTAAGAGTTGAGTCTTGATTTAAACAACTCAAATGATTCTGGTATAGCTTCCATCATAGCGTTCATAGATGCTAACCCTGCACGTAAACCACGTACGTCTTTGGTAAATGGTAGTGACAGTGCAGCACCTAGAGTTGTAGCCATAGGACGTAAGAATGTATGTGTAGCTGTACCGATGATAGCTCTAGCTGGTGTTTTAGGGCCAGATAATATACTGTGTGTCATAACACCTTGTAGTTCTCTGACAAGAGCACCTGTCTGCTGTTTACCTTCGATCTCACCACCTCGTATCATTTTACGAGCCCACTGGTCAAAGTCATCTAGATTGTTTACAGTTTTCATAGATGAGAAAGCTTCAAACAATGCCATAAGCATTTCGCCATTTGGGTCTGTTTCGACTGATATATCTAGTATAGACTGTATTGACTCACGTGTGTCAGCCATTTCTTGTGTCAACGTTTTTTCTAGATAAGCACGTTTGCCTGCACCTAGTTCTCTAAAGTTTTGTGACTTAATTATTCTAGCACGTTTAGCTTCTGTTAGTGCCATAAACATGGTGTCACGTATAGCTTCTAATGGGCCATCAGTGTCAGCTAGATTTACAAAGTCTTTTATTTCTCTACCAGCAATACCTAAGTCACGTACCTGTTGTAGCAATGTACCAACAACCATGTCAGCGACAACTACATACTTACTTGTAATAGTTTCTACACTATCTATAAGATTACCGTCTATATCTGTTATAGAATATGCGTCGGTATTTCTTAGTATCTCTTCTAGATATTCTTCTGGGGACATATCAGCAGCATTTCTACCAGCTGTAATACGTTGGTGTGCAGCTATAGAATCACCAAATGCTTCTACAAGTGTCTGTCTGTTTTCTTTTGCTTCTCTAATAAGCTGGTCGTACTTATTGTTACTATACAGTTTACGTAGTACTTCATCAACAACCTCTTCACTAAGACCTGAGTTTTTAGCAGCACGCTCTCTTTGTACTGGTGTTATAACATTACCAGCTGCTCCTTCTTCAGAACCCCAATCGTTCTTTATTTTCTTTTGATTTTCCCATACAATGAATGGGTCATCCTGTGATAAAGTTGCACCCTGATGTGTACCAGCCATAGGCTTGTTTTTAGCAGCTCTAAAGCCAGACTCGCCTTCGCGTAGTTCTTGTAATCCTTTAGCTAGTGTTTGTTCATCGACACTTTTACCTCTAGATTCTATCATCTTTTGCACTGATTGCTTACCCTTACCAAGAGCCATAGCAGCTCCATCAAAGATAAGACCTATGCCCATACCTTCTACGATGTTCTTCATCTTCATCATAATAGGATGGTCAGTCTCTTTTGTGCTAAGAGGTGTATCAATCCAACCATAGTGATCTCGCATCATACCTAATGCGTTTTCTGCATCAGATTCTTTGGATACTAAGTCAGATACAGCACCTATACCAGCTGCACGTACAAGACTAGGAGCACCTAGTAAAGCTTTTGCACCGGCTGCAATACCTAGAGGAGCACCAGCTGCGACCGCACCTTTTGCTGCTAGCACTGTTGCACCAGCCATAGTACCAAAGTGTACTGTGCCTCTTAACATCTTACCCCACCATGTTTTTGTGACAATAGGATTAGAATAAGATTTGAACGGATCCCACTCTGGTTCGTAGTATCCTTTTTCTTCACGCTCTTCTTGCATTTCGCCAGATAGAGCATCTGCTGTTCTTTCAGCAAATGTAGCTACAGACGTAGCTGTATCTTGAACACCACCAGTTAAGGCAGACTGTAACTCTTTTGCTACAGCCTTGAAACCCCAGCTACCTTCTCCACGAGGATCTGTTAACTCTTCAGCTTCGTTTTGGATAGCCTTCTCTTCTTCAATAGCCTGTTCCTGTATTTGTTCTTCCTGTTCAACATTACCTTTGAGAGACTCAGTGGCTTGGTCAAACAAGTCTTTGTCTTTGTTTTCTTCTTCGTATATAGGCATTAGTCTATTTCAGTTAGATAATAAGTGTTCATTAATCCTCTGGATATTGAGTTTGGCATAGAGAATGAGTCGTACCCTAGATCACCAAAATCAGTATCATCAAAATCTATGTTGACTGGTTCGATAGATTCGTATGTAGCACCACCTGTAAAACTGGTCATACTGCCTAACTGGTTGTCACCATACAGTATTTCGTTTTGATGAGCTCTAAGTAGTAACTCTTGGTTTTTAGCATTGAAAGGTGCATCAGCTGGTAAACCTGATCTTTGTAAAGCTTTGTTAAATGTTGACTTGTTCCATTTATATTTACCAATCTGTATACCAGCTCCAGTAAGTATACCAGACCTGTTACCTTTGCTTGTAAATAACTCACCAACCTCTGTCATAGATTTAGTCTGTATGTCAAAAGTATCACTATAACTTCTACCAGTTCGATCTCTAAATGTGTCATGGTCTGCATCTTTTGCGGACATCTGATCCTTAAATATATTCATGTTATCGCCATCATATATTTCTTGACTCATAATCTGTATAAGATTTGATGGAGTAGGAAATTTATTTAATCTTTTTTGGTCACTCTCTGACATGCCGTCGTCTGGAAACTTAACAAAATAAATATTGTCAGGATCGATTGTCTTGATGTCAAGGCCAAGTGCTTCTACTCTTTGCTTCATTAACTTCAATGGATGTATACCAGTTTTTCTAGATAAGTTTAGATAGAACTCAGGTATTTGTCCATTCTGTTTTTTTAAAGCTCTAACACCTAGAGGTAAAGCTGTCTCTTCACCGGGTAGATACATGTCACTACCAAGTGTATTACTGTATTCTTCGTCATCTTTGTTTAGACGATCAATAAGCTTGTCTTGTAGTAAGTATCTTTGAGGATCATCTTCGGGTTTACCGGGAGGTGGGTATACATCGTATGGCCCAGATTCCTCTTCCTTACCAGTTAATGTATTTATAGTTTTTATTTTTTGCTTAGGATCTGCATAGTTTGCCTTTATTTTAGCTAGAGCTGCTCGATGAGCTTTACCAGCGTCATTTGTGGCAAGAAAAGCTAGTCTATATTCTTCTTGATAAGCTAGCTCCATGTTATTCATGGTTTCTATATTTTCAAGAGAAGCTACATCTGGGTCTTGTACAATAACATTACCTTTTGAGTCAGTTCTTGTATTTACTAAGGCATTAAACATTTTTCTTGCATTTCCTAGATTTTGTGAACTAGGTATAAATCCATTAATTAAGTCTTCAGCTTCCTTCTTAACTCTTTTTCTGATATCACCATCTTGTATAGCAGCAAGTCTACCAGCTAAATCACCAGAGTCAATCTTACCATCAGCTGCATCAAGCAGTAGAAATCTAGCTTCTTCTTCATCATCGTAGTCACCGGGGACATAGTAGTCAGCAAGTTTCTTTAGTTTTGGATCTGTAACAGGTAACTGTAACTCTTTGGCTATTTTGTGTAAGTCTTTTGTAACCATATCTCGAGTCAAGATTACATCATCTGGTAGATTCTTATAACCTTCGATAGCTGAGTTAACAGCAGTATTAGCTTTGTTAGTAATCTCTAGCTCTTGCTTTTCAATGTCTTTCTTTTGAGATCTCATAATGAGTTCTCCAAGTTTGTTATCTAAAAGTGTAGCACCCGGAGTATTGACACCAGCTAGATTTGTTTTCTTCTTGCCGTCTGTACCTCTTTGAGTAAAGTATGTATCTCTAATTAGCTGTAGCTCTGTAGTACCTATGAAACCTTCTTGAAATGCTTTGTCAAGTCTTTCACCTAATTTAGCATATGCAAAGTTCATATCCTTCTTACCACCCGGAGCCCCATGTGCTAGTCTTGTAAGTAGCCCAGAGTTAGGATCATCGGCAGTACCAAATAAATACTCTGATGCCATTTCTGGATTGTTGACCAACATGTCAGATAAGTTAAGTATTTCTTTTACTTCACCTAACTTTAGCTCTTCTTCTATCTTACGATTTAGACCTTTAGTGCTGATACCGTTGATGTTTTTACGTAGATCATCAAGCATCTTATTCTTGTGTCTACCTTTTAGAGTGCCCATAGCACCTGATTGCATCAAGCCACTACGACCCCAAAAGAATAAAGCTTCGTCAGCTAAATCTGTATCTCCATCAGCCATCATCTGGTTGTAAGTTCTACCGTTAGCACCCGGAACCGCTGAATTAGGAACTGCGGTGTTAATATTCATACTTACAAAGTTGCTAGTCCAGTTTACAGCCTTCTTAGCAGTAGCTGCTGAGTTCTCATCATATGTAGGTATATTTCTAATAGTAAGAGTATCTAAAGTTTCAACTGCCTGATTCTTACTGTCTGGAGCCTTATTGTTTGCATCCACTTCTTGTGCAGCTAAACTTTCGGCTTCAACTTTATTTTTATTTACTTCTAAATTAAGCTGCTTTTCAGCGTCTGCATTTTCTTTAGCTACCTTGTCGTCTTGACCCGGTACAAGTTTACCAGTCTCGGTATCGTAGATCTTACCATCTTTACCTTGATATGTACCTTCTCTCTGATCTTCTCTTAAAGACTTAGTATCATTCCAAGCGTCTAGCTTTTTCTTGAACTCGACACCCTGACCTATAAGCTTACCAAATTTTTGAAAGTTACGAGATCTAGTCTCTGCATCTGCAAGAGCGTTTTGCTTGGCTCTTTCGTACGCAGCTGCATATATCTTGTCTGTTTCTGCTAGAGCTTGGTTTGCTACTTTAGAACCATCATAGCTGACTTCTGCAAAGTTGCTGTCAGAATGGTTGAAACTAAACTGTTCAAACTCCATTAAGCAACCTCCTTAAATTCAACATCAATCTGGCTGTAATCTACAGCAAAAGTGCCATCACTGCTCTTTGATACTGCCTCTGGTTTTTTGAGTAAAACATCTTGTGCCATAACACCTATGTATTTTGTATCTTCATTATTATAACTAAATTTGTAAATATCATAGCCTTGAATAGATGTACCTATCTTTTTAATATCTTCTTTTAATCTTACATCACTAGGTAAGAAGGGTGACACAACACTCATACCAAAGCTTATACTGTTCATTAACTGACCAGCTCTGTCTTTTGGCGGTAACATAGTAGGTGGCCCAAACTGTGGATCGAATCCAAGTTGTGTACGATTACTACGTAGTTGTTCTGATAGACCTCTTGTTATTTTAGTCTGAGCTTTTGCTTCTCCAACAGTTGCTAGAGCATACTGCTTTCTGTCAACTTCAGCTAGCTTATTATAAAAGTCTGCTTTCTGCCTTCTTCCAAAAGCTCTTGATCTACCACCTTCATTTACAGCTGCCTGAGCATAATACTTCTGTGCTGCTTGTTGTTTATCTAGTAGACCTTTACCTTGCTCACTTAGAGCGAAGGCAGTAAAGTCAGATTGAGAACGAGATTGTCCTAGTCCAAGAATGTTATTTATATTATCCTTGAAGTCGACCTCTTTATTCCATTGTTTGATGCCGTCGGAGTAGTATTTAGTTATCCGCTTTTTGTTTTCTTGTCTAGCGGCCTCTCTTCTTCCGGCGTTAGGATCTGGTGCACACACGGCAAAATTCTATAAATTGTATATTGTTCGGCCCATGTTCAAACTTACGTAAGAACTTGAAACCTAAAAATTGTAATAGTTTTAGATGTACGGTGTTACGAGAATCTACGATATTCCACAGTAATTTTTCGTTACGTTGCTCAAGCCAGCGTTTAGCTTCTCTTGCAAACGTAATTGGGTATTCGTGTATAGCTGGAGTGCATAGCATCCAGACTTCTCCAGTCGGCCCAACCCCGGCCATGCCAGCAGTCTTGCCGTTAGGCACTGTGAAATACACGCACATGCCCGTTCTAGCTGCATGTAACAGCTCTTCCGTAGCATCTAGCCCATGACCTTCTTCGACCTCTCTGCGGTCATCTGGACGTAGATTAGAGGCCACCTCTCTGGCAGCCTCCTCTGTGATTGGGTGTATATATTGGTCTAATTTAGACACGTCTGTAAAATTTGGGTGAGAAATCACCTTCCCAAGACATCGCACGTAGCGTAGCTGGGGCTGGGTGAGTTGATTTAAGTGTAATATCTACGTTTTCGTTCTTTTCGTAGACTGGGACAGTTTTGATAAACTCTTCGAGATATGGTGCATCAGATGCCTCGTACTCGTCAAGCTCTGTAGATTCGTATACTTCTGTGTAGTCGTTTTTACCGACTCGTTCGAGTGTTGTTTCATAAAGACCTACCTTACCGAAATGTAATTTAATTCTATGTACAACAAGGGATGAGTTTACATCAGCACTTACACCTTGTCCTTGAGTTTTAGTTACGAATAGTCTAGGGAACTTTACACTGTAGTCGTATATGTAACCTACGTGGTATGTATCTGTCCATTTTCCCGGCACTGTAAGCGTAGTACCGTTGATAGTAGGTTTTGCATATCTACCTACACGTTCAGAGTTTGTGTTGCTATCTACAATAGCTAGTGTATAATTTGGAGTTGTAACTAAATTCAACCAACCCACATTACTGAAGGTTGTGGTGTTGCCAACTGGGTCATGGCTACCACCGTCAAGAATAGTATGATTATCCAAATGTAATAAGAAGTCGACATTATTTTGTAAAATAGAGGGATCAGATTCTTGCTGTACTAATCTTACACTTTGTAAGAAGTTGTCTGTATCTAAGAAATAATACTCGTCATTGATAACAAAATGGTATTTAAGTCCGTTATTGAACTTCCATTTAAACCATGATGACTGTTGACGTTTATCTCCTACATTAACATATCTAAAACCAATGACCTCATCAGAATCAGTTTTACCTATGAGAACCATATCATTTTCTCTAGATACCGTAAGTAAGTCAACCTCTTTCGGTATTAGTGTAGGTACAACTCTACTTTGTTCTACAACATTTGGTTCTGTTTCTCTAGCTACGTTAGCCATTTCATTGAATCGACTAAACTTACCAGAGTTATCTAAGTAAGCTATTGTAGTACCTAGTGATATAGGAGGTATTTTTACATTATAGTTATTAGTTGCAAGACTACGCAGTTTTGCAGTATCAGGGTTGAAAACTGTATCGTCAGATGATAGTAAGAATTGCTGGTTTGAACTGAATACAACTAGACCTGTGTTTATATCTATACCATCAAATAGCTCTGATGGGAATGTAGAAGAACATGCTATATCTACAGGATCATTGGCACTAACTGTCAAAGCAGTCTGAGCAAAAAAGTCAGGCTTTCCAAGTGTACCAGCTTGTGATAATATTACATTTTCTTCAGATAAAAAGGCTAGCCTGTTTCTAAAGAATAATACTTTATTTATACGCTTATCATGGAACGATGGTAAAGGATTTGTACTATTATCACCAACTTCTCTGTCAGCATACTCAAACTGTTTGATCGTAAATTCAGCTACTTCGGTTACTGTACCGGGATTATTAAGAGCTGTTCTCTGTATAACTAACGGCATATTTGTAAGAGTCTTAGGTATGCCGGGTTTAGCACACTCTGTCCATGAACCTGTACCATCTTGACCGTTTTGACCCTCGAATCTTAGGTAATAATCATCCTCTTCTGATATTCTAGCGTTTGCAATTTTGACTATATAGCCATGCTTACACTGTTTTGGCAGTAATGTAACATCATTTACCGATGTACCCATACTACGCATGATGTCATCTTCAACGATTTCTACGTTAAAAGAAGAGGTACTGGACATGTATATTCCGTTACCGATAATATTTGTAGTTATTCCTGTACCACTTAGCTCTGCTGCTATACCAGCTAGAACTGTATCAGCACTGACAGCGGTATCAGCATCAAAAGGTGTACATGCTGGACGTACTGCCTTAATATCTGCTTTTACCGATATAGCTTCATGGTCTGTAACTTCAACAATATATGTAGCTGGTGATTCTCCTAGACCTGAGTTACCACCTGTACCACTGGTAGTTGTTCCAGTTATAGTACGGCCCTTGGCAGAGTCCATTGTAACTTCAAATCTATCGCCAGTTACCCAACCTTCTCCACCATGAAGTAAGATTATGCTTCTATTATATGCACACGCAAAGTCATCTGGAGAGTCTCCATTACCACCAATATTACCTTGCTGTCCACGTATGTCAAGCTTGAATACTAAATTATTTTTACCACTTGTTACTAGTGCACCTTGCGTAGGTGTAAAGTTATGAACATCCGCACCACCTTGGTCGCCTAGGTTTACACGGTTTGTATCAGCCAAAGCATCAGCTTCAGATGTATATAAAGAGAATGAAACTCCTCCAGCTATAGGGCCGTTTCTTATAAAGTATGTAGTTCCTGATGTTAAACCACCAATAACAGTGGTGCTTGTAGTGTATACAACTGACTCACCATCTACAAGATTATGAGCAGATGGAAAAGTAATATAATCACTACCCACAGCAACAGCAGATCCACCGCCTGTAACTGTTCTTGGTGTAACATCTGTACCTCTAACAAAATTTGTAGTTGTACCTGTGTAGCTGCTTGCAGCGTTAACAACAAAAGTTTGTATTCCAATACCTCTACACTGGCCAGTGCCACCTGATTCATCGAGGGTATCGGATATAATTCTGATACGTGTGGCTCTGTTTATAGTGCTCTCAGTGCTACTGTTGTATACATTTAGACCGTACTGTCTACCGTTTTCAGTCCTTGTAATTTCTATAAATGCAAAGTGTGGGTCTGGATTATCTTGTGTTGTACCTGTAGTACCTATAAGAGTATTAGGATTGCTAGTGTCACGACTTGAAACAAAAGTAGTATCATTGATAGTAAGGAATTGTAGATTTTCTGAGTTACCAGTTGCTAAATAAGCTTTAATAGCAGCCTCTCCACCTGTACCATATACTATATCTTGTGCGGCTCCAGCGTTATCACCGTCAGCTTTCCATACCCTAAGCGTGCCATCAGGTGCTACTTGTCCAACGTATGAGCCCTCGTCTTCATCTCTATGATAATGAAACCACGAACCACCTGTAGCAACACCGGGTAACGGTTGACTGTTTATTCTTTTAGCACCCGGTCTTTTATATAGACCACGTGTAATGTCAGGTATTGCATTTA